GATCTTTCCGGCCTTCACTGCCTCCTTGTAGACTGCCTTGAACGTGAACCCCTTACGGGCCGAGTAAACCTGTCCGTAGCTGAGTCCCAACGCCTCGGCGGCCTTCGTGTGACTGAGAGTTGCGAGATCCCCGAGGCAGATCCTCTTGGCGTCTTCCTCGACCATCGTCCGCGAGCTCTCCGGCCCACGATCCCTTGCCTTCGGCATCTTGTTCAGGTGCGCGATGACCTCGTTCAACTTCGCGGTCAGTTCGTGTACCTTTGCGCTCTCCGGCAGACCTTCGATCATGCCTTCGACCTTTACTGCCAGTTCCTGAACGGTGCTTTCGGTATTCATATTTACCTCGCTATTTAGGAACGCTTTTTTCCGCGGAAAAAACTATTCCTGGCACGGAAATTTCCGGCGGAAAAATTTGTTCCAAGTTTTTAAAGAGCAACTTTGCCAATTATGAATTAAACATTTATTTAAGCTTATTTATTTAATTCACAATTATATAATAATGCAAAATTAAAAAAATGTACACATTTTAAGTGTAACAAATTGTAACGAAAAATAACGTTTTTAGAAATGCGAAAATTACTATATTCATATTTACATATTTTTAGAAATGCGAAACTGTCGCTCGGATAATATCGTAAATTCGCGGAAATGTAAAATACTTTTTCGTTATATGCGATATAACTATAAAGTATTTACGATTTTATGATTTTCGTGATATAATCGTAATGTGACAATCTTGTCACATAAAACACATATCATATCATGAAATACTTTTTAATTTTCATCACATCAGATTCCGATCAACTCGAAATCGAAAAGTACGACACACACGAACAAGCCAGTATCGCACAAGAACACTTAAACGAAATCGAAAATATCATCGATTCTCGAATCATATATGGTATAATGTATTCATAATACCATATCACATAAATTCATTTACATAATAGCTGACTAATTTAGTCAGCTATTATTTTATCGATCGATGATAATGATTATCATTCTCATTAGTAATAAGTAAATCAATATACTTGACTAAAATAATGTACTATTATGTAAACATAAATACTTGACTAAAATAATGTACTATTATGTAAACATAAATACTTGACTAAAATAATGTACTATTATGTAAACATAAATACTTGACTAAAATAATGTACTATTACGTAAACGTAAATACTTGACTAAAATAATGTACTATTATTATAAACCCATATACTTGACTAAAATAATGTACTATTAGAAATGATAATCATTCTCACACGAAACGATCGATGCATGGGGCCCTTATCCTGGGTGGTATACGACCCAGTTCCGGGGGCATTTTTTCGACGGGGACGACTTTGTGTGCAACTGCCTGGCCCGTCGGCCGAGGGGGCGAAATGCGTCGGGCGTAGTGCTTGGGGCTTGATGCGTGTTACGTCCTCCCAAGAACTGTCAGAACTAACAGTAGGGTATGACACACTATGCGCACCGGAGCGCTCCTACTGATGGCAGGTCAGTTCCGGCCAGCCTAGCTAGTATCCATATATGAACTTACTTTTTGAACTCCCTAGGTGCGCTATAAATACCTATATAAAACAACAACTTATGAAGTATGCCCCTAATCATGGATCCAGGATCGTTGTTAACACAGGTAGTAAAGAACGTGTTATAATCGTCTTACGATGTCACAGCCGGTCATCGAAAGGGTGTTCAAGCATAACGGGGAGCGCCTCCTCGACATGCTGCGTCGCCAGCACCCCGAGTACCACCCCATCGTATCAATCGCGCGCATCGCCCACGCGGCGGAGGACGCTCAGGACAGCGAGCTCGCCCTTCGCGCCCACGCCACCGTCCTCAAGTACGTCGAGCCGGAGCTCAAGGCGATAGAGATCAAGGATAACCTGAGGGAGCGCCGGACCATCGAGGTCTCGCTCTTCAGGGAGGTGAGGGAGGACGGCGAATCCGATCCGCCGGCCATCCCCGAAATGGCGCAGCCGGGCGGGGCCCGACTCGCTAACGTCATCGACATAACGGCAGTTCCGACTGAGAGGTAAAACCATGGGCAGCTACGTCGAGTCTTCGCATCTCTCCTACGTCGCGCAGGCGGTTCGCGCGGGCATCCACGGCCGCCCGGAGACCCGGACGAAGATGGGTGTATTGGCCGTCGGCAAGATCGTGTTCACCGGGGCGATCATCGCGGGGGACACGGTCACCGTGAATGGGGTGACGTTCACCTGCATGGCGTCCGGGGCGACGGGCGAGCTGCAGTTCGACGTCGGCGGCTCGCTCTCGCTGTCCCTCGACGCGCTGATCACGAAGCTGAACGCGTGCACCGACGCCCGGGTGTCGTACGCGACCTACACGAAGACGGACACGAACACGGCCGTCACGTCGACGAGCGACGCGTACAGCTACGACGATAACGACAAGCTGCTGTCGTCGACCCACGCCACCGTGGTCGTCACCCAGCCGACGGGCGGGAGCCCGAGGCTGATCGGCCTGGACACGATGGTCACGGTGATGAACCTGCCGGGCTCGACGACGGAGGTGGCGTACCTGACGGACGGCGTCGAGGGCCAGATGAAGCTGATCGTGATGGCCGGCTCCGGGACGGTGAACCTGACGGGGGCGAATATCGCCGCCACGAACTACGCGTTCAACGGCGCCGACGCCCTCCTGCTGGTGTTCGCGGGCGGCAAGTGGCGGGTGGTGACGAACGACGGCGTGACGGCGACGTAGGTCACACTTGGAGTTCAGCCTGTACCCGCAGCAGCGGCGGGCCCTGATGACCCCGGCGACCGAGATCCTGTACGGCGGAGCGCTGGGCGGGGGCAAGAGCTACCTGGTGCGCGTCGCCTCGATCGTTTTCAGCGCGGAGATCCCGGGGCTGATCACGTACCTGTTCCGGAGGACGTTCAAGGAGGTCCTGGCGAATCACATATATACGCCGGGCGGCTACCTCGAGATGCTGCACTCGCTCCTGGACTCCGGGGACGTCACGTACAGCAAGAGCGATAACTCGTTCAACTTCTGGAACGGCTCCAGGATCCAGCTGGCGCACTCGCAGTACGAGAGCGACATATACCAGCACCAGGGGGCGCAGATCGGGCTCCTCTGCATCGACGAGGCGACGCACTTCACCCCGGATATGGTCAGGTTCCTCCGATCTCGCGTCCGGCTCGGCTCCCTGAAGGTGCCGGATAAGTGGAGGGGGCTGTTCCCGCGGATACTGTACACGGCGAACCCCGGGGGCGTGGGGCATCACTTCTTCAAGTCCGGGTGGGTGGATCACGGGCAGGGGAACACGTTCCGGGCGCCCGAGGACGAGGGCGGGATGCTCCGGGAGTACGTCGGGGCGAAGTTGCACGATAACAAGGTGCTCCTGCAGAACGACCCGGAGTACGCCCAGCGCGTCAAGGGCCTGGGGTCGGGCGCCCTGGTCGAGGCGATGCTGAACGGGGACTGGGGGCTCATCAGCGGCGGCATGTTCAGCGACGTCTGGGAGCCGAAGTTCCACGTGATCGAGCCGTTCGAGATCCCGCACACGTGGAAGGTCGATAGGGGGTACGACTACGGGTCGTCCGCGCCGGCCGCAGCATGCTGGTTCGCGGAGAGCGACGGCGAGGAGCACGTCACCGGGGACGGCCGGGCGATATGGTTCCCGAGGGGGACGATCGTGCAGTGCGCCGAGCTGTACCTGGCGAACAAGAGGCACGAGGGGCTCAGGCTGGCGGCGCGCGAGCAGGCGCGCCGGATCAGGATGACGGAGGTGGACGAGGGGCTGTTCGGCCGGGCGATGAGCGGGCCGGCGGATAACTCGATATTCTCCAAGGTGCCGGGCCACCCGTCGATCGCGGACGACATGGCGAAGGAGGGGATCACGTTCACGAAGGCGGATAAGTCGCCGGGGAGCCGGGTGCTCGGGTGCGCGGTCATGAGACAGCGCCTGGACGCCGCCCGGAAGGGCGTGGACCAGCCGGGGTACTACGTGTTCAACACGTGCTATCACACCATCCGCACGGTGCCGAACCTCGAGCGGGACGATAAGGACGAGGAGGACATCGACACGGCCGGGGAGGACCACCTCTGGGACGTGATCAGGTACCGCGTGCTAAAGGCGACCCACTCCGCCAAGCTGGCGAAGGTCGTGGGGTTCTGACATGCCGATCGATAGCCTGCATCCGAACTATACGGATTTTGTGAGTAAGTGGGAGCGGTGTCGCGACGCCTACGACGGGCAGGACGCCGTGAAGTCGAAGGGCGTGAGGTACCTGCCGGCCCTGACCAAGCAGACGATGGACGAGTATAACGCGTACCGGGACCGGGCGCTGTTCTTCTCGATCACTAACAAGACGGTGTCCGCGCTGGTCGGCATGGCGATGGTGCGATCCCCGATCGTGAAGATGCCGGATTCGATGTCCGGGTACTACAAGGACGAGAGCGGGATCCAGTTCTACGAGGTCCTGGCGAAGTCCCTATCCGAGAACCTCCTGATGGCGAGGGTCGGCGTGCTGGCCGACATGCCGAGAGACGGCGGTGACCCGTACCTGACGACGTACAACGCCGAGTCGATCATTAACTGGGAGACGGACCAGCTCGGGGCGCCGACGATGGTTGTGCTGAGGGAGGCCGTCCTGGTGCCGGACCCCAAGGATCGCTACGAGAAGGTGGCGGTCACCCAGTATCGCGAACTGTCCCTGAACGGCGAGCTGTACTCGGTCACGGTCTTCGACGATAAGAGGAACGTCCTGTCGTCGACGGTCCCGACCATCGAGGGCAGGCCGATGAACTGGATCCCGTTCACGCCGATAACGCCCTACGGTGTGAGCTTCGAGATGCACAAGGCGCCGATGCTCGATATCGTGGACATAAACCTGTCCCACTATCGCACATCGGCGGACCTGGAGCACGGCCGGCACTTCACGGCGCTCCCGACGCCGGTCGTGTCGGGAGCGGAGGCCACATCGGAGCTCCGGGTCGGCAGTCAGACAGCCTGGATCCTCCCCGACTCGAACGCTAGGGCCCAGTACCTCGAATTTACGGGTCAGGGGCTCCAGTCGCTCGAGAAGGCCCTCCAGGAGAAACAGGGGCAGCTGGCGAGCCTCTCGGCGAGGCTCCTGGACAACTCCAAGCGCGGTTCCGAGGCCGCGGACACAGTCAGGCTCAGGTACGCGTCCGAGACGGCGTCCCTGGCGATGGTCGTTCGCGCCACGGAGGCCGGCCTGACGCAGGCGTACAGGAACGTCGCCCTGATGAGGGGCGAGGATCCCGACGAGGTCACGATCCTCCTGAACAAGGAGTTCCTCGAGACGAGGATGCCGGCGAACGACCTGGTCGACCTGGTCAAGTCCTACCTCGAGGGCGGCATCTCCGCCGAGACGCTGGTGTTCAACATGCGTCGCGGCGACATAATCCCCGTCGATCGCGAGGACGACGAGGAGATAGCATCGGTTGAAAAGGCCCGGACAGAGGCCATAGCGGCGCAGAAGGCGAAAGCGATGTCCAATAAATCACCAGGAGTCTGAAAATGCTTCCGTTTAAGGTTGAAAAGCTCGATGCGGTCACCGAAAACCTCCGGCCGCTGTACACCCTGAACTCTGCCGATAACGCGTTCTACCTGCAGGTGGACGGCGTGGTGGCGAAGGAGAAGCTCGACGAGTTCCGCTCGAACAATATCACGCTCTCCAAGCAGCTGGAGCGGTTCAAGGACGTGGATCCGGACAAGTATCGCGCCCTGGTCGACTTGGAGTCGAAGGGCAAGCTCACCGGCAAGTCGAACGCCGAGGTCGACAAGCTCCTCGAGGAGCGGGTCACCACGATGCGCGGCGAGTTCGAGGGGCAGATCAAGACCCTTAGCACGGAGCTCGGCACGGCTCGCTCCCAGCTCGAGGTGCTCCTGGTCGACAACGTGGTGCGTGATGCGGCGGCCAAGTCGGGCGTGACGGGTCCGGCCATCGACGACATCCTGCTGCGCGCTAAGGCGGCGTTCAAGATGGTGAACGGTGTGGCCACCCCTCACGACGAGCGCGGTTCGGTCGTGTACGGCAAGGACGGGATGACCCCGATGCCCGTACTGGACTGGGTCGCCAACCTGAAGAAATCCGCTCCACACCTGTTCCCTGGCAGTCAGGGGTCTGGGGCGCCCGGATCACGTGTCGTCGGCGGTCTCGACACGTCGAAGATGTCCTCAAACCAAAAGATCCAGGCGGGCCTCCAGGCTCGGGGATCGTAACTCGAAGGAGTAGAAGATGGCTTCCGGCATCCCCAATAGCTTCTGGAACGATCTTGCCAAGGGCAACATCGACGTCGACACCGACACGTTCAAGCGGATGCTCGTCACTGCGGTGCCAGCGATCGAGACGTTCAAGGATTCGTGGGCCAAGCGCAGCGACGTGACCAACGAGCACGCCGCGACGGGCAACTACGCCACCGGCGGCGCGGCCCTCACCGCGACGGTCCCCGCCATCGACACGGGCAACAACCGTCAGGATTTGACGTGGGGCGTGTCGACGTGGTCGTCCTCGACCATCACCGCCGCGGGCAGCGTCACTTACAAGTCGCGCGGGGGCGCGTCGACCGCCGACGAGTTGTGCTTCCTCAACGATTTCGGCGGCAACGTCAGCACCACCAACGGCACGTTCACGGCGAACGCCGACACCACGCGCATCGCGAACTAAAGGAATCGATATGGCCGAAGACAAGCTCGTCGCCGAGGCGGCGGAACTCGACAAGATGATCGCCGAGGGCGTGGCGATGAACCAGAAGTTGGGCGCACAGATCGACGCCATCCGCGAGAAGCGCCGGGCGCTCAACGCGCAGATCGGGAGGATGCAAACCCGTCGTAACCTGATCGCTGTCGCTGGCAAGTTGGACGGCGCGCAGGACGCGCTCGCTCCCGGCGCGACGGTCGTGGTCAGCGGCAAGGAGTTCCTACAGGGCGTGCTCGCGTCGATGAAGTGAGATGTCCTCGCGCGTCGATGAGCTTTGGAAGAAGGCGTGCGCGCAGTGTCACTGCGTCGGCGGCGTGCCGCTGGAGATATTCGCTCAGTTGCTACGCGACCTCGTGCGCGGGGAGACGCTGGAGGAGGCTGCTCGCGAGGTCGAGTCGGTCGTGTTCGAGAGCAAGTACTACGCGGCGCTCCGCATTCGTAAGCTGAAAGGGACGTGATGACCCAGCTCGACTACGACGACGACGACTTCCACGCGCAGGAGCAGATCATGGGTGCGGGCGTGCTGATGTGGGGGGCGGTGCTCTTCACAGTGATGCTGGTCGTGATCGCGCTGTGGCGGGGCTGGGTATGAGCAACAAGGTCGATGTCATCGCCGCCATCGAGTCCTCGCTCGCGGTCGCGCAGGCGCTGTCGGTCTACCCGCCGCCCGAGATCAATAGCGCCACGGTGACGCCGAGCGCGCTGCCCTACGGCGGTGGGCCGGTGGTGGTTGACGCCGCGGTCCGGTATGCCGACGCGGTGTTCTTGAACGATGCTCCGGTCACGTTGCCGACGCCGCCGTTCACCGTGACGGTCGACACGCAGTTGGTGTTGCGCGCGGTGGGCCCGGGCGGTACGACCAGCGTGACGCTGTCGGTCGATGTGGCTGCGGCCCCTCCCGCGCCGACCATCACCGACCTGCGCTGCGATCCCAACCCGCTGCCCGCGGGCGGGGGCGCCACACGTATCAGCGCGACGGTGACCGACGCGACGACGATCACGCTCAACAACCGCGTGGTGACGTTGCCGTGGACCGAGAACATCTTCACCACCACGCGCTTCGTCGTCGTGGCGACTAACGCGGTCGGCGTCAGCGACACCGACGAGGTCACCGCGGTCGTTCCCGTCGTCGTCCCCGAGCCGACGCTGCCGGTGGTGCAGACGCGCCTGCTGACGCGCATGTCGCGCCTGATCATGGTCGCGTCGTTCATGCCCAGCCCGGATCGTTACAACCGGGCGCAGTTCCTCACCGTGGTCAAGCCCGACGCGGCGGGAGCGCTGCGCGTGCGGGTGTTCTCCTGCGACCTCGCAGGCGGCGGCGGAGCGCCGCTGTGGGGCGCCGCCATGCCGCTGACGCTGCGCTTGGAGCGACCCGACGGCACGCTGGCGATCCAAGCCAACGCGACCACCGATCCCGCGCAGAAGGAGCTGTACTTCAGCATCAACGCGGCGCAGGTCGAGGAAGGCTGGTACAAGGCCGACGTGGTAGGCGGCGACGCCTTCGGGTGGGACTGCTGCTGGTGGGCGGTCTTCGTCCTCAAGAGCGCGGTGGCTCCGCCGCACGCGCTGATGCCATCGGTGACCGCCAGCTACGAGCTGATGCACCAGCCGACCGGCAGTCCATGGAACATCCAGTTCGCGTGGGTGCCGACGCTCTACGCGCCGACCGAGAAGCCGCTGGCGATGCGCGAGTACCCGAACGTGGTGACGCAGAGCATCGTCGGCGTGCCCGCCATCTCGCGCGACATGCTGGTGTGCGATGAGATCGCCCCCTACCGCGCGACCGATCCGCACCGCCCGGTGGTGAGCGCCGAGGGTATCTGGTCGACGTTCAACACGCAGAACTACAACTTCTACGATTTCGAGGCGAAGGTCCCCATCTGGCCGCTGCTCGACGGCGTGCGCGGTCGCGGCACGCTGACCGGGTTGATGCACGTCGAGTGGGGCACCGCCGTCGTCAACAGCCCGCCGTTCAACGGCCCGGTCGACAACCTGTACTTCACCGACACCTGGCGCTTCGGCAAAATCCTGCTGGGTAAGTACCGCAGCGCCGACTACGGTAAGGTGGTCACGCTGTGTGGCTTCCGCCACCCGCACCCGCCGCCGTACCGCTACGATGTAGCGGGCAACCCGGCGGCGCCCGAGCTGGTCGGCAACTGGGACGCGATACCGCCCGAGCGTCGCGGCGCATGCCGGATGTGGGGCATCGGCTGGGACTCGCGGGCGTTCGTCAGCGATCTCAACGCCCCGACGATCCCCGCCGAGAAGGACCTGCACCCGCACGCGAGCTGGCCCGACAGCGACGGCACGATCATGGCGGCGGGCATTCGGGTGTTCCTGCCTGACCTGACCAACAACCGCGTGCTGAAGTTGCAGTTCAACCCGACGTCGCACGCGACTCCTCCGGTGGTGACGGAGTTCGCCATCGGACTGAATCGCCCGTTCGACAACATCGAGGTGGAGAAGGCGTCAGGCTTCATGGCGGTGACCGACACCGGGAACAACCGCGTGATCGTCGTGTCGCTTGACGATGGCGCGGCGATCGTCGCGCAGTTCGCCACGCTGGCGCCCGAGGGTATCGCCTACCAGGACGGGTGGTTGTACTACGGGTCGATCCGCGCCAAGAACATCAAGAAGCGCACGGTAACGATCAACACCGGCAGCGTGACCTTCGGCCCCGAGGTCGTCGCGGTAGCGCTGCAGACGCCCTACCAGATCAACGACAACTCGCGGTACGTGAAGATCGCACTGAGCGATGGCTCGTTCGGCCCGCGCGGCATGATCGGCGTGATGACCTGGAGCAACATCTACTACGGCCTGCCGCTGCTGTTCCTGCCGGGCGAGAACGTCATCAAGCACGTCGACTTCATCCAGAAGCACCCGGCGCGGTCGGTACGCGGGCCGATCTGCTCGGGCGAGGCTGCGCTGAGCTACGGCACCGCCATCGGCTTCGGCCACGGCAGCATGTTCAGCGGCACCACGCAAGAAGGCTTGCTGCGCTGGTCGGGCGTGGTGCCCAGCGACGCCGTGCTCAACGGCTCGCGCTACAACAACGGCGTGAAGCTGTGGCGCGACAAGGGCCTGCACCTGACGCGCGGCAATCACGGTTGGGGCTTCGACGGCGCGCCGCCGCCGTGGGGCGTGCACGCCGACATCGACTACATGATGGAAGTCCACGGTCACACAAGGAGCTAGACCATGTTGCGCATGTTCGTTTTCGTCGTCCTCGCGCTGCTCGCGCTACCCGCCTATGCGGTCAACGTCGTCGGCGACCTGCTAGACCAAACGACCACGCACTGCACGTTCCGTCTCGACGGCGGCGCGTGGACGGCTGACTTGCCGGTGGTCGGCACGCCGAAGCGCTGCGAGTGGAACGTGGACGGCGTGTCGGTCGGCGCGCACAACGTCACCGCGCGCGCGGTCAAGATCGATCCGACATGGGGGCGGCTGGAGTCCGTGGATGCGGTCCCTTTAGCGTTCAGCAGGCCCGCTACCCCGGTCGCACCATCTGGACTGACCCTGACACCGTGATCGTGTGCAAGGGCGGATCGAGGAACTGCGAAGAGCAGTAGTGTATGAGCCGTCAGTTTGCCGAAGGCACCGCCGCCCATCTGGAGAAAACCAGCGGGCTGCCGACGCTCGCCTACCCGTTCTCCATCTGCTTCTGGATGAACGCGGCGAACAACGACCAGAACAGCGCGTGTGGCTGGTGGATTTCCAACAACGATCAGTGGGCTATTGAACTGCAAGCGTCGGAGCATGTCCGGCTGCGGCACTGGAATGGCTCTGCGTGGGCGGAGACGGCGAACCAAGGCAACGCTTTCACAATAGATGCGTGGACGCACGTCGCTGTTATTGCGACCAGCAGTACGAACTGGCGCGTGGTGCTCAACGGCGACTGGGCAAACTCGGGGACGTACACTGGATCGGCGCGCACGTTGAATCAGCCGACCGAAATGCGCATCGGCGACAGCACGGCGAATCTGTCGGCGCGTATGGAGGGGTTGGTCGCCCACTGGGCGCTGTGGGACATCGCGCTCACTGAAGCGCAGAACGATTCGCTCGCGGCCGGAGCCAACCCGCTTGCGATTGCCAACAACGATCTGATCGTCTACTTACCGCTGGCGGGCACCGCATCGCCAGAGCCCGACGAGAAGAACAACTATGACTTCTCACTCAGCGGTAGTCCACCGCAGGGCGGCAGCAACCCCGCCGTCGAAACGTCGCGCGACTTCAACGGGTCGAGTCAATACGCGGTCAAGACTGGTGGTGCTCCGGTCAGCGCATCGCCGTTCACGATCTGTGGGTGGTTCCGTATCGATGCGCTGGTGCAGCAGACCCTCTGCGCGTTGTCATCGGGAGTAGATGGTCATTTCTACAACGTGGAATTGCAGACGAATGGAACGCTTCGTATTTACACGCAGGGAGCGTCTGGTGAGAGTACCTTTACCAGTAACACGGTGGGGACGAGTGCTTGGTTTCATATTGCGTTAATTGCTACCAGTGTTTCATCGCGTCGCGTGATCCTTAATGGTGTGTGGGCCAGTGCTGGCGTACAAACTGATAATATCGTTCCTGGTAATATTACTGTATTCGCTGTAGGTGTACTTGACTTTTACAACGACAACTACAACTACACCGACGGGCAGGCGGCGCATGTTGCGATCTGGGACAGCGCGCTATCGCAGGCACAGATAGAAGCGTTGGCGGCGGGGGACAACCCGCTGAACGTCGGCACGCCGGTCGCGTACTGGCCACTATCCGGTCTTGCATCACCGGAACCGGACGAGGTCGGCGCGTATGACCTGACGCTAATCGCGTCGCCGCCAGCCGGGGCGTTCGGCCCGCCCGTCGACCTGCCGCTCTCTGGTGGAATATTGCTGCGTCCTGAAGCGGACGGCAGCGTGGCGTGGACGCGCTCACCGGCACTACTGTCGAGGGACTTCAACGGCAGCAGTCAATACCTGACCGCGTCGACCGGGCTCGGGCTGACGGCGTATCCCGTCACCATCGCCGGGTGGGTGTGGCTGGATGCGCTGCCGGGTAGCGGTGCGTTCGATACGCTGTTCGCAATCACGGAGGACACAGCCCCGACCGAGTCTTATTTTATTGCGCTCAACGATAGCGGAATAATTAACGGTGGAGTTGGCTCTGGCGGTACTTGGGCGGATGCTTTTGCAACGTCGAATGCTGCAAGCACGGGCGTGTGGTTCCATGTTGCGATAGTCATAACCAACGCGACAACACGTCGCACCATTTTGAATGGTGTATGGGCCAGTAGCGGAACAAGCACAAATTCGGTTAATGTTCCATCAGGACTTGCGCTAGTTAACCTCGCGCGGTGGGTCGACGGCAGCGAGTACATGGACGGTCGGCTCGCCCATTGGGCTGTATGGAATGAAGCGCTATCGCAAGCACAAGTAGAAGCGTTAGCCGCTGGCGCGAACCCGCTGTCCGTGGGCACCCCTGTGTCGTACTGGCCCATCGGGGGCAGCGACTCGCCCGAGCCTGACCTCGTCGGGGCGTTCCCTCTGACGCTCGTCGGGTCGCCCACCCAAGGCGCCTCCGGGCCTACTGTCGTCGGGCCGAACTTCCTGTGCGTCAACGAGGAGACACCTTCGGACGCACAGTACGTCATCGCCACTAGCGCGGGCCTGCTCGACACCTACGACGTGCCGACCTACGATGATCCCGGCACCGACGAAGGCTTCATTGTCCGCTATCGCGTCAAGCAATTGACCGGAGGCGCGGGCGTCGAGGCGCGCTTGTATGAGGCCACGCAACCGGAATTCGTGCAATCGGAAATATCCGAAGAAGGCTTTACCGGCGATCCTAATATCGCGGTAACGCTCCCGGGCAACGTGGTAAGCGGGAACCTAATCGTTGGTGCTGTCGTATGGGACGGCGCTGCGTCCTACACGCTGTCGAGCGTGGTCGACGACCGCAGTAGCACCTACACGACTGAAGATGTTTTATCTGGTGAGTTCGGGAATTTGGTGGTATTCCACGCCATCGCCG